TTCCGTATACTGCTTTGCCTGCGTTCATTTCTTTGTCTTCTTTGCCGCCTTGCGTGCTGCCTTGCGAATTTGAAACTCGTACTTCTTGCGCATCTTCGTCAACGCCTCGGTTCGCTTGTTGCGAATGGACCGCTCAAAAACGCCTTTGTTGCGGCCACCTCCAAACTTCTGGTCACCACCTTCTACAATGTTTGCAAACCAACCGTCATTTTGGTACGGCATGCGCCTACCTACGCGCGGCCCTACCCAGTAAGTACTAGCCTGCTTGTCAATTAGCCACACTCGTACCGAGCGCCTCAGTGTACCGATTGGAATGTTGTCGCGCTCTTGGATTTCGTCCTGACCTCTGCGAATACGAATAACCTCACGCGCGTCTTTGATGTTTGCAATCATTTCCTTCTTGTAGATGTTGCCAACAGATCGGTGGATGCGCTTCTGCACATCCTTGTTCTTTACTTGCTTTCGCAATTCCTCGAACTGCTTAAGCAATGGTTGGATGTCTGCGCCGATACCTTCAAAGCCTACGCCGCCGCCTTTCTGTTCTAGACTGCCGCGTGCCATCAGGTACCAGTGATTTGACAAAGCAGCACGAGCTGGTCCTGTCGGCCAACCTCCTCAATGCCTTGGATGTTGTAATACTTGGAGTTGTACAGCACGCGGTCGTCAGCCTTTATGCCTCGACTGTCGCTGCTACTGCGAATCTTAAAGCGCACGCGCTGCACGGGCATGTCCTGATTGGTAGTAATGCGCTCGGTCATACCTTCGCCCGCTTTCATGAGCTCGGCCCAAACGGTCAGCAAGGTGCTCCACGTCTGCACGCGCTCACCGTAGTCGTTCGTCGTAGTGGTGTATCGCTGCACCGTTATCCGTCGGTCGCTCTTGCCTATCCTCATCGGTCAGAAATTACGCGGTATGGATTCAGCAAGCTGTGGATCAGGTTGGGCACCTCGCTGGTGATGGTACCTACTACGACGATATTGCGGTTCTCGTAGTAGTGTGCGACCAGCAGCTTAATCGCGTGAATCAAACCGTCAGGCACCTCGGCCTCAAGGTATCCTAACTCCATCGTCACCTGTACGCCATTGCTGGTATCTGGATGCACAGTAGGCGGTGAAATCGTGGTGATGCGTGCAGGCTTGCGCTTGAGGTCGGTGTAATACTGCGACGTTGCCAACGTCAGCGTCGTGCTCGGCGTGTTGTTGTAGACGATGCTAGTAATGCTGCGAACAGGCCCCACAGGAATTTCCCACGTACCACGAAACTCGTCGAGATACATGACCGCCGTCACGTCGCCCAGCTGAACGTTGCAGTAGTTCTGCACGTACTCAATGGCCGCGCTTCGTAGCGCCTCGATCAGCGTGTCCTCGTCGCTGTGGTCTACGCGCAAAAATGTCTTGAGGTCGGCGGTGCTGACGATGCTGGCCTCGGCAGCTGCGCCAGTAATCTCTAAAGTGTAGTACATGGGTGCAAGATAAAAAAAAGGCCCCGCATGGTTGCGAGGCCCTTTCCTATGGAAAAACAATCAACGATTAAGAGTCAGCGCCTGCGATGATTGCGTCGTTGTAAACGATAGCACCGAGTGAACCAGCGCGTCGAACCTTAGCGTCAAAGAAAGTGTCTACAACAATCTTAACGGTTCCAGCTGAGATGCCGCTGAAGATGTCCAACGTCACGTCCAATCCGCCCCAGTTAGCGTAGAACATGTCAGACCAATCACCGTAGTACAAGAAACGCAAAGCGTCAGCGTTTGAACCTAACGCTACGTCTTCTGCGTTGTTCAACAACTCAGATGCAAAAACAGCACTCAAGTCGTTCGTTGGTACAGAACCGCTTGACAATACGTTGTAGCCGAGCATGCTGCCGTTTTCGTACAAAGCAGCAACAGAACCGACTCGCGCTTTTTGCATCAAGTCAGCAACAGAAGTTGGGTGAGCAACGAACTGCGTGTTATTCTCTGCACCGTTTGCAGTGATAGTAGACCACAAACCGATGATGTCGTCAACAGTTACAGCAGGAATGTCGTTGTCTGATGTTTCTGCTCGTTGAATCAAGGTACCTGTCTGACCAGCCAAAGTAGTTGCACCTCCAACACCAGTGATTGATTGCAAAGCAATCTTGTCCTGTACGTTGGCGATAGACCGACCAAAGTCAGCGGCGATGACTTCTGCCATGTTGCCGTTGGTTTGGTTGATGGCTTCTTTGGTCACAATCATCTGCTGCGCGATGCGCTGAGGTGAGAGAATCTGTGAACCCATGGCACCAGTGTTGCCAGTTACACCTACAGCTTCTGCTGGCTCCTCTGCTGCGTCAGTTGGCAAAGATGGCATCTTGATGTCACCAACAAAGCCGTTGAGTTGAGTGGCTCCAGTAGCTGCCAAGATTGAGTTAGAACGCAAAGCGCCAACCAATGCAGTAACCTCGGTGGCCACAGTTGTAACTGCAGTGTCAGGTGTGCCTGAAGCGTCAACACCGTATACGTTACGAGCTTCAACCAACATTGACTGAGGAATGCTGAAGTCACCGCGCAAGCCAAGACCCAAGGCGCTAGCCTCTGATCGTGCTTCCTGCATTACTTCTTTTTCCAAACCAGTCACACCACCGTGTGCAGCTTCGCGCAAAGCCTTACCAAAGTCAAACTTAGCGTTAGCCTTGATTGCCTCCTTGTCGCTGCGCACAACGGCATCTTGTGCAACGGCACGAGCCTTGAGGCGCTGTTCGTTTTTTGACAAAGCATCGCGCTGCTGTTCAGCGGCTTCGAGCTTCGCGTGAATGTCTTGCGTCTCTTCCAATTCCTCAGAAGTCAACGCGCGCTCCTCGGTCTCTGCGAGAGCGTTGATGTTCGCCAACTTGTCTTCCAACTGAGAGACGTAGCGGGCCGCATCATTTGAGTTTCTAAAATTCATGATCTTTATCTGTTTTGCGGTCTTCTCCGCTGTTTGCTCAAAGGTACGCACTTCCTGCTTTTCAGGTTGCGCCTCTGATTTCGTTTTAATTTCTTCTACTGGCTCAGGCTTGACCTCTGCCATTTGCCGAGCTGCTACCGTCGTGGTTGGGTACGCTGGGTAGGTGACTGGCGACACGTCGAGCAGTCGCGCCATCTTCGTCACGGTCCGTGTGCTGCGGTCCTCGCTCCACTCCTGCTCGGCAATGGTAAACGCAAAGCTGGACTGTGAGATGTCGCCGCGCTTGATTAGCTTGTAAAGGTCGCGTCCGTCTTGCGTGTCGGCCAAAGCTGCACGATACTTCAGGCCCGTGTCGTCAATGCTCAGTTCCAGCGTGCCGTTCGTGGTGCGAGCCATTGGTGCACCTTCGTGATTTAGCAACAGCCGCACGTCGTCCTCCATCACGTCGTCAAAAGCGCCGCGTGCAATTTCTTCTTTGAAGTATCCTAGATCGGTGCGCTGCTCAAAGTTAGCAGCATAGCCTTCGATGACAAGTGAGTCGTCACCAGCGGCTCGCACCTCTGCGGTCCGCAGCTCTACGTTCTCGCCGTATTTGTTGCGCAGCTCTGCGAGCTGGCCGTCGTTCTTTTCTTCCATTTGTTCTACTTTTTTCTTTGCCCACGGCAGCATCGACTTGCCGCCCCAAGCGTCATACATTAAACCGCCACAACCTTCGTCATAAGGTACGTCAGCATTCTGTGCGTGGCGACTGAGAAAGCTGTAGACGCGCTTGATTGTATCGTCGCTCAAGCTCTCGCGGTTGGCGATCTGACTGGCGCGGCGCTTACCTACTGGCGTGCCACAGCTGCCCCAACCGTTTTCCTCGGCGTACTTGAGCGCACGCTTGGCGTTATTGACTGCGCTATCTGGATAGTCCTTAGACACCGCTGCTGAGTTTTGTGCTGTACTCGTCGAGCTTGTCCAGCGCGATCTGATTAACTTGGACCATGTGAGCGTCGCCACCTTGTACGCTGTTCATGTCCTCCGTGCGGCGTGCTTCGTTTATGCTCATGATGCCCGCCTTCACCAGCGTGTCATAATACTGAGCGCGGCTCACGCTGTCACCTCGCAAAAGGTCAGCAAGGTCGAAGCGCGTGAAGTGTGTGAGGCGCTCGTCAGGTGCAATGAGCTTGCAGTTCATTTCCTGCTCAATCTGCCGCGTCCATGGTACAATCGTGTACTTGGCGAACTGGATAGCTTGCTGCTCCGTATTGCTGTACGTCACATTCGACTGCACACCCACAAGGCTCGGCGGTACGCCAAAGATGCGGCATATCTCCTGATTGAGAAAGTCGCGCTGCTCCGTAAGGCTTGCGTTCTCTGGATCAACTGCGATGCGGTCGTAACGAAAGCCGAACGGCAGCAGCTTAGTGCCGAGCTGGTCGCCGCTGTTGTTCCAGCTGTCTTTGATGATATCTATCTGCTCTTTCTTTAGCGGTTCGTTGCTGGACAAGATGCCCGTCATATTACCTGAGCTACCAAAGAACTCAGCAGCAAAGTCCTGCGCCGCCTTGGCC